AAATGTCCAGAAGAGTCCGCCGGGAATATAGGATTCGATCCAGAATAACCCGTTAAATTACCGCTCGTATTATAATTAGCCACTAATTTAACAGATGGATCCCAGCCAGCAGGAGTCGGTATCTGTGTTGTATACCCTGTTAAATTGTCGTTGCTATCATAGGTAGGAGTGACACCAGCAGGTAGTTTGCTGGTATCGACCTGGGTCACGGTTTGGAATTTACCTGTGGGAGTAGAGCTATCATCTCCCGTCATGATAGGTTCTTGTAATGTTGTGGTCGGCAGACTGCTAGGAGCCTGAGACATTAACGCAGGATCTAACCCGGTCATTGCTTGGTAAGTCGCCTGATCTTTATTGGCCCAAACAGGTAGATTTGTACCCGCATATTCAGTAGCCAGAACTTTTTCCAAGGGTATCCCTGTAGCATCAGAATACTGCTGAGCCGTCACGCCATTGGCTTTCATGGTCTGAGTAACCTGAGCATCCGAAGCATTGGGATTGGCTTGAAACCAAGCTTTGATTTGATCAGTCGTAACTGTCATACAGCCTCACCACCGCTAATCGTAATGGTTAAACCTGCTGTTGAAGCTTTGGCAGATAAGAATGAACTGGTTGGTAAAACCTGTACCCCAGAATAGGAAAAAGTACTATTTGCCGCTACGTTTTGAACATAAAAAAGCGCATTTCCCGTGCCCGCTGTACCACCTGTGGGAACAATATGTAGATTAAACGTAACCGCAGACCCCGTTGTATTACATACATCAATCTGTTTCATGTATGTTCGAGTCGGAGTTGTTATATTGGTTGGTACGGTATAAAGCGTAGCATAGCTGGTTGTTAAAGCAGCTTGAGCAATTTGAACTGGAGTGACATTCTGATAAGCGGCCATTACAACCCCAGCCAAATAAGAGCTTGATTGGTAGATACTTGATTCATCCCAACCTGATTAACGTTGTCATTGCTTGCAAAATACAGGCGTAGGACTTTGGTGAGGTTATCCAAGTAAACTGGATCATATGCCCTAGGAGGAAGAGGTAAGTTGGGCGATACATTGATAACAGGTATTGTCATGTATTTCCTCGCTTTCCATCTGGTTTAACTTCAATTCTTGGAGTTCCTAATTGCCACTGTAATCCCAGCTGATTTCCTTCTATTTGGAATATCAACTGTCTACCTCTTAACCTGATGAATACTTGGCCAGTGAATTGTTCAATAGGCGCTGTTGCCGTCCTGGTTACTGTGGCTATGTTCGAGCCCCCTGTAGCTTGAGGTGAGTTATATCCTGAGCCAGAGTTCTGCATGGGAATCAGCGTCATGGTCACTTGCGGGCTGGTTGCAGTAGACTGCCTAAACGTCACATCAGGAAGTATCCTGTTAACAAACGCAAACCGATTACCAAACTGCAGATCAAACTCAGAGGATTGAATATAGCTATCCATGGCCAAATCTACGCCATTGGTATTGTCATTAAGCCCGTATTCCTGATACACCAAGGTATTATTATAATTAGCCGATACTGGATATCTCAAAGCAGTCGAATCAATCCAAGCCGTTCTACCCATTGAACCATAGTACCAGATGTCATCTTGGTAGTTATAAACTACATAGCTGTCTATCGTTGTACTATTTTGTGAGCAATAGAACCACCATATCTCATTGAAGCCTTCCACCGTTCCTGCAAAAATTTGTTGCGACTGGTTCTGGTTAATATTGCTGTAAATGTATTCTCTCAAGTCACATCTAAGCGTTGAAACTGTACCGTTGTACTTATAAAACTTGTCAACACCCATCCAGTAGGTTGTACCTGCCGCAAGGATAGCTGCGTTCTGGCTCATGATCGATATATTGTCTCCAACAATATTAGAACCCCAGACCGCAGGAGTTCCAACATATTGGAAAGAATAAACCGAGGTATCCGTAAACACGACAATTTCTTGCCTGTTTTGAACACAGGCTACGATCTTAGATCCTCTGGATAGTCTTATATCTCCTGCCTGATTAGTTGCAGCTGGTGTCCACATGGTCACAGATTCCTGATCTGACCAACGAACCAACATAGGATCGAGAGTAGAACCACCCAATGTGTTAGTGCCAAATGCAAACACAAAGCGACTAGCATCGGAGACAAAGATAAAATTAGCAATAATCGGTACATCTGACGCTCCCGATAATGTGCTAATGTTAACTCCCGGACTGCTAAAAGTTGTGCTGTAAGACCAATAATATATAGCCCCGCCTTGAGGATTAAATATTAAATCCTGCCCGAAGTTGGCTTGGCTCCATAGTCTTAGTCCTACTGTTGTAGAAGAGCTGGTACCCCATACTCCAGAACCCCAAGTGCCTGACCCCCATCCATATAAAGGTACCTCAATGGCTGGGCCAGTATTGATTTGATAGGTAGCCGTAACGGTCCCTCCGCCAGGAGAGCCTGATGCATCCGAAGCGTTTGCCGTGGCCGTGGCAGTGAAGGTGTAAACGTTTACACTTAGCACTGTGACTTGATATTGCTGGTTTAAAACCGCAGCCGTGATATTGCCGCCTAGCCCAGTCGCCCCAGAGAACGTTACAAAATCCCCTGTCACCGCTCCATGAGCCGTGGCATTCACTGTAATCGTTGATTGGCCAGCAATCGCTGTGAACGGGTTTGTTAGAGTCTGCGTTCCACGAATAGGGGTAATATCATAAAAGCTACCCGCTTCATTAATATAAAACTTTAGATTGGTGCCTACGCCAATTAATGATATGCCCGTTAAAGAAAACCAGTTAAATAAAGAGCGGCAAACTCCTAGATAAGTATTTAAACTTAACGGATACCAGCCCCCTATTTTTTCAGGGAATCCTTGCCTAAATCTGACCAGTTGAGATTTATACCAGCTCCCGACAATAGTAAAACCTGGCGAGTTGGTTCCTACCGTTTCTGAGGCATATTGTGTTTGCTCCCTGTTTACACCAGGGCGAAACATAATGGGTAGTAGTGCGGTAGGTTGATCAGCCATAGCTTATTGTCCCATTACCCACCTAAAACGGCAAGTGCATGTTGGGTTAATTTGATCCGTTCTTCCAGTCCAAATGTACCGCCATTTATGCGTTTTGTTAAGCCCAGCCAATTCTCCGCTTCAGCCAAATCGTTGCATCCGTGGGTCTTCCAGAACCACCCGGCAGACAGGGCGGCGTACATAGGGGTCGCAACAAGTTGCGGGTTCATCACAAAATCCTGACCCACTGCTTGTCCAAAGTGCCAGTAGTTATCATGAAAGGTGAGCTGGATACAGCCTCTTCCGTGGAAGCGATGCCCATCCCCCGAAGCTTCATCTCTATTACCGCCTCGATTGGCGTAAATTCTGTTGGCAATCTTAACGGGATTGTGGGCGTAAAGTTCAATCTCTCCTGGCTTAAACTTGTGACCAAATTTTGCTTGAAGGATTTCGGCTCGATAGTTGAGGTTTTCTTCCAGTGTTTTGAAATGGTTGCACTCGTGAGAGCACTGTCCGATAAAAGCTGCCTGCTTCTTGACATCGTTTACCCCAAACGTAGCAAAGGTTGTAGTCAATGGCTCTGACCATTCAGCACCTATCCCGAGCTGATTGAGCTTCTCAGGGCTTAACATTGACTGTCTCCCTTACTTTGTTATAGGTGTCGATGCAGGCGTTGAGCTGGGTGATAGCGATGTCCCCGTCTGCTGCGATGGCTGCAATATCTTTAATAGCCTGTCGCTCAGATTGGCCGTCATTGGTTGAATCTCCTCTGGCAGGGGTGGCATCTGGACGGGCTTGAACGGGACATTGGGGACTGAGGCGCAACTCGCCAGAGTCAATCCTAGAGTTAATACTAGACTGTTTATCTTTAACATCATTTCTCGCCTTTACAAGTGCAGTGGTTACGCCCGAGAGCTTCTTGTTCAGCTCGGCTTCTTTTGCCCGAGCTTCGTCATTAAGTCTGTCAATTTCTGCTTGATCTTCTGCAACCCGTCTTTGATAACCATGATGATCTGCGACATAGTAACCTCCTAAAATAACTAACACAATACCGCCAATTTGCATGACAAAAGCCTGTGGCTTAAGCATGGGCAGGAACTTGACCAGGTGACTTACTAAATACAAACCAATTCCTACTGCCAACGACAGCAGTGCAAGGTAGTACAAGATGTCACCAAAGAGCCAACTAAGCATTTACACTGGCCCTCGCATGAGCCATTCTCTCACGTTCTGCGTCATCTTCCAAGGTGGGGTGAGACATGGGTGGAGGGGGTGGAGTCCAGCCAGACGGAGAAGATGGAGCCATCATAACCACAGGTGGGGGAGGAGGTGCAACGTAAGCATCCTTATTGGCCTTGGCTGCATTCATCATGTTGGTTGCCTCATTGGTTAAACCCTTGGTCAAAATACCGCCTATCCCGCCCACGATCAGTAACACGATATCATTAAGCATCTTGGTGTATGCTTGATCAATGGGAGCCATAGCCTTGATCGGCTGGGTCACAAAGGTTACCGAATAGAGAAGCGCCAAGGTAATAAAGGCAAAGATTAAAGTCACCATAATGATGACAAACGCCCTGACACGGACTTCTATCTCATCGGCAGACAGGCGTTCCTTGGGGCTGTTGAACAGTGCCAGCAATAGTTCCTTCAATTTTCTTCTCCAATATGGGGGCTACAAGATATTCAGGACAGTCTTGGTCAAACTCACATCGAGGCTTTTGGCATTGAGCCGCACCAAAATTGTCAGGATTCTGGCAAAAGTACCTGTAGTTATCACCACAGCTAGTCAACAGTAATAAAACCCAAAGGTATTTCATTTGCCTTCAATCCTTGCAAGAGCTTTGTTGACTCTAATCTCCATCATCTTGATGTCTATGTACATCCACGAAAGCAGTGGTATGAATAGGAAGATCACCACCATCAAGACCACGATAACAATGACGAAGAACGAACGATCATCAGCATCAGCCATATCCAC